GTTGAAAACTTAATCAGAAATGACATAGCACAAAGCATGGCTTTAGCTATTGATGATGGCGCTCTTGAGGGTTCAGGCTCTTCAGGAAACCCAACAGGTATTAAGAACACATCAGGTATTAATACAGTGACTTTTGCTGCTGCTAACCCAACATGGGCTGAAACAGTAAACTTAGAGTCACAGGTAGCTGTTGATAATGCTTTATTAGGAAATCTATCTTATATCGTTGGTGCTGCTGATTACGGCTCACTAAAAACAACTGAGAAAGCTACAAACACTGCTCAGTTTATAGTAGATAGAGATGGTAGAATTAATAACTATCCAGTAATTGTTTCAAACCAAGTGACTTCAGGCGATCATTACTTTGGTAATTTCTCTGATTTACTAGTCGGATTTTTTGGCGGTCTTGACATAATTGTGGATCCTTATACAAATTCATCTAGTGGAACAGTTAGAGTTGTTGGCATACAAATGATTGATGTTGCTGTTAGAAATGCAGTTTCATTCTGTCTTGGTAATGACGGCTAATGGTATTAACTACTAAAAATGGTGGGGTGAATAACCCCACCTCTAATGAGATGCATAAATATTTAATATTAAGAGACACAATTGCAAATAAACAGAGAGTTTTTGCAGGAGATGTTGTAGAGTTAAATCAAGCGGAAGGCTATGCGCTTGTGTCAAATAAAAAAGCAGAACTCTACAAAGAAAAGCCAAAAGCAAAAAAATCAGATAGAAGCGTAGGTTTAAAAAAATCAGAAACAAAGCCAATAAAAAAAAGAGTTAAAAAATAATGGCTATGGAGTTTGATAGAGATTTTGATGGTTATTTAGATGCTGATTATGGGCATGGCATTAATTTAACCTATACACCATCAGGTGGCTCTGCAACTACCATAAAAGCAATTTTAAACCAGGAATATGTTGATATAGACACTGGTGGCTTACCAGTTCAAGGCTTTCAACCCGTAGCACATGTGAAAACAACAGACATAGCTAATATAGCTTATGGTGACGATATAGCTGCACCAGCAATAACTAATTTAGATGGAACTACAATAAAAGCTGCTACAAATTACAAAGTTATAAACTATGAGCATGACAATTTAGGCATGACGTCTTTATTGCTTGAGGTTCAATAATGGCACACGTAAGACAGCAAATAAGAGAATATTTTGGAACTACTTTAACAGGTCTTACAACTACAGGCTCAAATGTTTATGAGTCAAGAGTTTATACACTACAAGAAGACACATTGCCATCTTTAGCCATCTATACTAAATCAGAAATATCTGAGCCAATTGTTATTGGCACTGATAGAACAATGAGCAGAGAATTATCTGTTGTTGTTGAGGGCTATTGTAAGGCTACTAGTAATTTTGATGATACTATTGATACAATAAGTGTAGAAGTAGAAGAAGCTATAGCGTCAGATAGAACGTTAGGCGGTCTAGCAAAAGATGTATATTTAGAGTCTACTGAAATTGAGTTCACTAATGATGGTGAGCAACCAGTTGGCTATGTTAGACTTACTTTTTTAACAAACTATTGCGTCCAGGAAACTAATCCGGATGTCGCAGTATAACAGGAGACAATTATGAAATTAATTAGTCCAAATGGTAAAAGTTCAATAATCGCTCATCCTTCAAAAGTTGAGTCATTGAAAAAATTGGGTTGGAAAGAGGAAGCAGTCCAAGCGAAAGCAAAAATAAAATCTTCTTCTAACAAAAATAAAAAAGAGGTAGAAAATGGCGATTCATAAGGGAAGCGAAGGCACTGTACATGTTGGATCAGATGCAGTGGCTGAGATTAAATCTTATTCTGTAGAAGAAACCATGGATACGATTGAAGTGACTACACTTGGCGATACTTTTCGCGATTACAAAACATCTTTAACATCTTTCAGTGGAAGTTTAGATGTATTTTGGGACGAAGAAGATACCGCACAAATTGCATTGTCAGTAGGCAGTGAAGTGACTATTAAATTTTATCCTGAAGGAACTGCAACAGGTGCTAAGTATTATGAAGGTACTGCATTAGTGACTGGTTTAAACATATCAGCATCATTCGATGGTATGGTTGAAGCAACCATAAATGTACAAGGTAAATCAGATCTAAGTTTAGAAACAGCATAATATGTCAGCAATAGATAACGCAAAAAAACATTTTGCAGAACAAGATATAAAAGTGATCGAAGTCCCTGAATGGGGTGACGAAGATAAACCATTAAAAATATACAGCAAGCCATTAACGTTAGCTGAAACTTCTAAACTTTATAAAATGAGTAAAGAAGATGATCTAACAATGATGGCTTATGTATTGATTTATAAGGCACTTGATGAAAATGGAGACAAGCTATTTGATTTAGGCGATAAAAATGCACTGCTTAACCAGGTAGATAGAGAGATATTAGTAGACGTTGCACAAAAGATAATGGGACAAGAGCCTATTGAGGACGTCAAAAAAAACTAACAGAGGATGCTAATTTATATCTGCAATACGCATTAGCAGAGAAATTAGGCAAAACTTTACAAGAATTGCAGCAAATTAGTATCCAAGAATTTCAAGGATGGATAGCTTACTTAGAGTTAGCGGAAGAGAAGAGAAACAATGGCAAATAAAAAAGTAAAGTTTGAACTAACCGCAGTAGACAAGACTAAAGCAGTTTTTGATAAAGTCACAAAAGGTCTAAAAGGTGTTGGCAGTGCTGCTGCTGGTGCTACTAAAGGCGTTGCAGCAGTAGGTGTAGCTGCAACTGCTACAGCAACTGCATTAGCTTTAGTCGTTGATAAATCTTTTCAAGCTATTGATGCTATAGGTAAAACATCCACACAAACAGGTATTGCAACCAATACACTACAAGCATTTTATTTAGCAGCTAGAGAGTCAGGTACTACAATTGATGGCGCTAATACAGCATTAATAAAATTTGCAAGAAGTGTTGGTGATGCACAAAGAGGAGTTAAAACACAAACTGATTTATTTAGAGACTTAGGCGTTGAAATAGCACATGCTGACGGAACGATGAAGTCTTTTGACCAAATACTTGAAGAAACTGCAGATGGTATTATGGGACTTGGGGATCAGACAGCAAGAGCAACAGCTTTAGCTAATTTATTTGGTAGACAAGGGATTGTATTAACAGGCGCTATAAAAGATTTATCTGAAAAAGGCATGAAACTCTTTATACAAAGAGCGCAAGATTTAGGAATTGTTTTATCAGAAAGTGTTATAAGAAGGACTGAGGAATTTAACGATGCAATAGGCGTAATAAAAATGCAGCTTGGTTCTTTTGTGAATAATATAACGACAGCTTTCTTGCCAATATTTGAAGATATTAGAGAAACCATATCATCAAAAATACAAGCAATGATTGACGAAGCAGGTGGCATTGACAAACTTGCTGCAAAAATGGCAAAGGCAGTTATTGATTTTGTAGCTAAGGGTATTGTTGCACTTGGTCAGTTTGCTGATAATTTTGCGACAACATTTAGAAATGCAAAAATAGCTGTTTTAGACTTTGCCAATTTTGCTCTTACACTTTTGATGAAAATATTAGAAGATATACCATTCGCCGACTTTACAACATCAATAGCACAATTAACTGGAACTATTACAGAAAATGCTTTAAAAATAGATAGGCTTGCACTTGAAACAACAAATTATGGCGAAAAAGCAAAACAGACAGCAGATTTTGTTTTAAAATATAAAAAAGAAATAGATGATTTAACAAACAGCACAGACAATCTGAGTGAAGCAAATAAAAAAGGCGCAAATTCTTATTTAAACTTAGGAGATAAATTAGCAGTATTTAAAGCAGGACTAGTTGAAACAGAAGAACAGCTAGACAAAATAGCAATGGATTCAATGAAAAAATTTGAAGATTCTATTGTTGAAGGATTAAAAACTGGAAAGCTAGCTTTTAAAGATTTTGCTACTTCGGTAGTAGAGCAATTAATAAGAGTAGCAATACAACAAATGGTAATTGCAAAATTATTAGATCCATTTAGAGGCTTTTTGGGTGATATTTTTCCAGGTGCTGAAAAGTCAGTTGCTAAAAAGCCAACAGCAATGCCAAAGAAAATGGTTTTTGAAGGCGGTGGTTTTACAGGCATGGGTGCGAGAGCAGGCGGTGTAGATGGTAAAGGTGGCTTTCCAGCTATATTACATCCAAACGAGACTGTCATAGATCATACAAAAGGGCAGGGCATGGGCGCTACAGTTAATTTCAATATCTCAACAGTAGATGCAGCAGGATTCGATCAATTGCTTGCATCAAGAAAAGGATTAATAACACAAATAATAAATAACGCCATGAATAATCAAGGCAAAATGGGGATAGTATAATGGCTGGCGCTTTTCCAACAGATCCAAATTTTAGAGCATTACAATTTAAAGATAATAGACCAACTTTATTAAATCAAACATTGTCAGGTAAAAAGTCAGCAAGACAAATTGGCGCACAATATTTCTCATTTACTGTACAAATGCCACCATTAAAACAAGAAAAAGCACAAGAGATATTTGCATTTTTACAAAAGCAAAAAGGTAGTTTTGAAAATTTTACTATTGCAGCACCTTTAGACAATTTAGGTGCAAGTAAATCTGAAACTGATATTGTTGTTAATGGTGTTCATGC